TCCGCGGCGCCGTGCTCTCCGGCGCCGACCTCACCGGCGCCGAACTCTACGGCGCCGACCTCACCGGCGCCGTGCTCGACGGCGCGAACCTCTCCGGCGCGTACATCATGGGCGCACGCCTCAGCGGCGCGCGCCTCCGCGGCGCCGTGCTCTCCGGCGCCGACCTCGACGGCGCCGACCTCGACGGCGCCGACCTCGACGGCGCCAACCTCACCGGCGCCGAACTCGAGCGCGCCATCGGGCTGGAGGACTAGCCTGCAGGCCGAAACTGTGCCAGTGTACTGGCACAGTCTGGCGGTGAGTGCCGCCACTGACGAGGCCGCGCCCCTGGGGCGCAACAACAGGAGAACGGACATGAAAAACAACGACTGGCTTGAAACCGAAGTGCTGATGCTCAGCGTGCCGCACCGCGGGAGGCCCGAGGCGGGCGTGCTGACGCGCCGCGGGATTATTAATCTCGCGCACGAGTTGAGCAATCGCGGCGATGACGTCATTTATCTCGACGCGACACCCGCCGAGATGCTCGCCAATTTCCACGGCTGGGATGATGAGGAGGTTGAGGCCGCCATGCGCGGCGACGACACCGAGGACACCATCCCCGCCGAGGTCGCCGACCTCGCCCGGCGGCACGGGTGGGAAACGCCGCTCTACACCGCATATGGGATCACGCGCCCCGATGAGTGGCTGCCGCTCGGAGACCAGGACCCTAATCTGATTGAGTTTGAGGCGGCGGTGGAGTGGTTGGGTCACGACGTCAGTTATTTCACGATCGTTTCCTCCGCCGAGGAATTTTATGCCAAATATGCGTTTTTGCGCGGGAAAAGCGCCGCGCATATCGGGCAATGCGGCTCGTACGCGGCGGCAGCGGCGCTGAGAAAAGAATCTCCGTGGCCTCTTCCACTTCTCGTCGACCCCAGTGACGCAGCCGACGACGAGGACGACGAGGACAAAAAACTCGACAGGCTCCACGCGGCGCTCCGCGCGGTCGAATCCATTTCCGACGCGCTGCGCGATCTCGGCCTGCGCCGCGAGCACGAGGCCAAAATCGCCGCCGAGGATGCCGCCCTGGTGGCACGCATCGGCATCGACGCCGCCGCAGAATTGCGCGCGCGAGAGAGCGCGGCCATCGCCGCCTGGCAGCGCGGAGAAATCAGTCGAGACAAGCGCCGCGAAATCTGCCGACTCGTGCGGCGCGAGCGCGATCACATTCTGGCGGGCACGCACTGATGCACCGCGATTCCCTCAACCTCATTCGCCAGACCGCCGGGCAGATCATCGAGCACATCGAGCGCCTGCCCGGCGATCATTCACACGCCCTCGCCGCCGTGCGCGCCCTCCATCGCGACGCGCTCGACATCATCGAGGGGCGCTGGGCCCCACCGATTTCCGAGATCGCTCCCGCCATCGAGGACCGCATCATGCTCGTGCTGCGCCGCACCCAGCGCGCCGCCGAGCTCCAGCCCGACATGCGCGCACTGCGCGCCATCCTGCTCGCGTTTTGCCCGAATCATCCAGGAAGGATTAACTTGCATGATCATGACTAAAAAATCCAAACTGCGTGGCCCCGGACGCCCACCCAAGAACCTACAGGACCGCAAGATCAAGCAGACCATCTCCATTAGCCCGCAGCATCTCGCGCTCGCGCGGAAACTCGGCAACGGTCAGGTCAGCGTTGGCATCGCGGTTGCGCTGGACGCGCAGGCGAAGCGCTGACCGATTGGCGTGCGCTACTCCCCGGTTTTTTTGGTTATCTTCTTCGCTGCCGTCTTGGTGCGGAATGCCTCGAACGCGGCCTGATCTGCTATCGTGGTGTCGGATTTCGCCAGTGCCTTGGCTGCATCCAACTGGCCCAGACGCTCAAGGTGTTCCTCACTGACCGGCACAATCCGGTGTCGGCAATTCGGATGAAATGGTGGGCGCGCCGTAAGTTTGGGAAAAGTCTTCGATTTTCCGGACAACGAATAAATGCGGCCCTGATGCGGGCTGCACGGATCATCCTGTGGGTGGTTGTGGACCGTGATCTGAACGAGGTCGAACCCATTCTCGATAGCAGTATTGATTGCGCCCTGCGTAACGGCCTCAGTCGTGCGCGTGCGGGCAACGAGTTCCGCGTAATACGCGGGTTTGTAGCGACGGCCGTTTATGACGAGGAATTGATCATTGCCCAGCCCGGCCTGAATCTGTGCCACAATCGCGTCCGTGGCCTCGCGCCGGGTCTGACCCTGAATGAGCGCCGTGCCGAGTGTACGGTTGATCGCCCGCTCCTCGATGACGGCCTGTTGTGTTTTTCGGATCACGCCCTTGATCTGCGTCTCAATGATTCCGTTGGCATTCAGGAGATCGGTAGCCATTTGCTCGGCGATGACCTGAACTGCTGATGCGTGTATCACGCTGCCGAGGTCCAGTGTGGCGTTTACGCCCATGTCCGTGAGTTGCTGGGACGCCAGATTGGCACCATACCGATACGCCTTGCTGATTCCGTTGGCTGTCAATTGGGCCGCCTTGGCGTCGAGCGCGGCCCGCATGGCCTCGACCTGCCTGATCAACTTGCCTGCACGCGCGCCTCCGGATGCCGTAAGGTTCGGGCTGTCTAGCGTGGCCCGCAGTTGGTCGGCGGCGTCACCGTAGACCGTGCGCAACTCCGCGATAAGCGCGTTGATCTCGCGCTCGCCGTTCACGCGCACCGCCGCCGCACTACTTGCCCCGGCTCGTTACCGCGCTCCGCCCAAGCCCAACACGTTGCGGCGATTTAGTCGCAAACTGCGTCTTCACCTCGCGAACCGTGTCCTGAACCAGCCCGGTCAACAGGTCATCGTTCGTAACCAAGGGCGATTTCGCGACCCCGAACTTGCCCGCAGCGTCGCGAATGTCCTTCTTCGCCATCGCGACCGCTTGATCCCGCTGGGCCGGTGTCAACTTGCCGTCGGGGTTCTGCTCTTTCATCTCGCGAACGTAGGACTCGTACACGCGACCCACGACCCAACGTGCGATCTGCAAAACCTTGCGGGTCTTCCAATCCTGCGCGGCCCACCACGTGGAGCGGGTCAGCGCCGTGAACAACGCGCCCGCAACGGTCGCGAGTCCGCCAAGGATCGCCATCAGGGTCTCGGCATCCGGCCATGGCCCGGGCGTCTCGGCGGTCTCCTGTGCGCGCGCAATCAGCGCGATGGCCAGCACGGCTATGAACGCCAGCACGAGCGGGAGCCAGCGGCGTCGCCGTGGCCGATAAGGATGGCGTTCATGGCCGTCACGATCGAACTCGCTTATCGCATCCATGGGATTGCATCTCCTGTTCCGTCGGCGTAGGTGCTCAGCAGGGCGCGCACGCGCGGCGAGATCAGCACCTCGTCCGCGTCGCCACGGTACGTTTCCTCCACGATCCCGGCACTCACGACGCCCTGCGCGATCAGGCTGCGCCGATTTTCCATCGCGGGATCAAGCAAAATGAAATACGCTTGCTCGCACACCGCGTTCTTCATGGCGTCCGTCGGGTCTTCCGTCAGGTCGTTGCCCTGATCGTCCTCGAAGGTCCAGAGGCCCGCGTTCTCAATGTCGGCCTGCGCGGTCGTGAGCAACGCCGTTTTCTGGTCGTCTGTGAGGGACGCGGGCCACAACTCCACCGCTTGGTAGCGCGTCTCGAAATAGGTGTCCGCGTAATCCGCGTCGAGCCACAGCGCGCTCATGGGTTATTCCGAGGCGCCGGGATCGGAATCGTCGGCGCTCGACCGCGACGGCCTGCGCGCGCGCGGTGTGGTGCGCGCTCCACTCAATAGTACGCGCAAATCATCGAATGCCGAACCGCTCTCGATCTTCGCTGCGTCCAATGTCACGCCCGGGCCGTTGCCCGCAACGTCAAGAGGCGCGTAAAACAAAAAGCGATCCGTGAGCGGCGGGGTCGTGTCGGCGTCCTGTTCAATTGTTGCGCGCAACTGGGTCACGCGAATGACAGGCACTCCGCGTGCCAGCAGATCGGCCTGCATGGCGTCGGTCGCTGGGTCTGGTGTGGTCGCATCCAACAGTACGGCATCACAGGTCTCAGTGGGGTCGTGTGACCACGTGAGGGGCGACCGGAGCATGCAGGAATAGCCGCGCCGCAGTGCGCCTTCCTGCAGCGCGATCGAGATCGCGCCGGAATTCATGCACAAAATCAGGTTCATCGGTCAATTCCCTTGTTTGTTAGTTCGCCTGGTGTGACTGCAAACGCGCGATCAGCGTGGCCTTGTTGCCGTTTTTGGAAATATTCAGCATGTCACAGACCGCATGCAGTTCGTCCAAGCTCATGTCGTCGAACGCGCGCTCGCCAGTCGTGTTGGCGCGCGGCGCGGTTGCGTGGGCGGTCGTGGTGGTAGCGGGCGCATCGACAGGTCCGTCGTCGAGCTTGGTGAAGTGCTTGGGCGGCTGTTGCGCGCGACCGCTCTGGATGTCGGCGTCGTTCGCCACGATCTGTTCACCACTCCTCCACACGCGCCCGCTCCAGTAGCATGTCGTGTTGCATACGTATCGCGCCATGTCGTTGGCTCCTTGTTGGTCTCGCTCGTTTCAATACCGGCGGGGGCCGCCATGACCCCCGCCGGTTCGTGTCGGTCTTAGGCCGTCTGGACGCCCTGGCGGTTCACGAGGTGCGCGTTCACCTTGCCGGCCGTGGCGTCGCTGCCAGCAACGGTGTAGTTGGCGCGCAGGTACCGCCGGTGCGTGTTTGGCACCGTGCAGCGCAGCAGCGTGCGCCCAGGGGTCAACGACGCTGCCGCGATCGCGACACCATCGACGAGCGTCGCGTACGAAGAGTTGTCGGCGGAGTCCTGCAGGGTCACCTTCAGCGACGTGAGGGTCGCGAATGCAGTGTCGACCACCGCTTCAAACACCATTTCCTGACCACCGCCAAGGTTTTTCGCGTTCGCGCCGGTGTCAATGACGTTGGTCGAGACAGCCGTTGCCGTCACGGCCTGTCCGTCGCTCAAAATGAACGTGTCATCGAGGATCATTCAGCTTGTGGGTCCTTTCGATTGTTTTTGTGTCAACTCGGTTGTTTTGCTGGGCGCGCATGTCTGCGCGCCCAGCAGGGTGCATTAAGAAATCGCCGACTCAGTGTTCAGGATGCTGTCGCACTTGCGAACCGGCACGCCACGGAAAAGCGTCGTCGGCACGCCGAAAACGTCGTCGCGCGTGTAGTTCACGTTCGACTTGTCCTTCGCGATGATGTCCATCTGTGTCGCGATCGTCGCGTTGCAATAGATCACCGCATTGTCGGGGCCGCCCGGCAAATGATTGAGCGCCGCGATCAGATAGTCCTCATCGAAGATGTTAGACGACCCGGCGGTCTCGATGTTTGCGATGCGCTTGATCGCACGGTTGTCCTTGACCGTAAGGCCGAGATGCCAGACGAAGCGGGACATGTAGGCCCGGTACTTCAGGCCGTTGCCGTCGAGCGCGTCGCCGACGCCAAGGTCTTCCATGTCGAGGCCGACATTGGAACCCTTGGGGTAAATGCCGTAGCAATACTGCGGCCCCCACTTGACGACGTAGACCGAGGTCAGGTCAGAGCCGGAGCCGCCCGCACTAAACACGCGGTTGGTTTCCAAGGCCGCCAAGCGCGTCGCGAGTCCGTTGAACTGCTCGGGATCGCTGTTGACGTTGCCGTAAAACAGCGCGGTCGCGGCGGTCTGGCCAAGGCCCTCGACAAAAGCCATGTCCTCCGTGCGGCGGTAGTTCACGGGATCACCGGACAGATCGACGATCTCCTTGTCGATCTCGCTGCGCGCTTCCAGCAGCCCAATGCCCTCGATGACATCCTGTGTCTGCGAGGCCTCCACCGCGACACCCTGATTGACGCGACGCCACGTGCCCGCGGGCAGCGAGAGGCGGCGCGAAATCTTGTCGCCGATGGACGAGTTGGCCTCACGGAACAGCATGTCTGTAAAGATCGGATTGGACTTGTTCAGAATCTCTGCAATCTCGATGACGTTGCCGTTGTTCGTGCGCGAGGCCAGCTCGGCGAGTGTCATGCGAGAATAAGCATTCAGTGTCGCCATTCAGCGTCTTGTGCTCCTTGTGTGTGGCGGACATGGCCCGCCACGTGGTTGTTCATTTCATCATCGAGGGATACGTGAACCCCTCGCTTTTTCCGTCCGTTTTCTGTGAGCCGCCGCCCGGACCGCCGCTTCCGCCACGCCCACCGGGTTTGAGGTAGTGCGCGTTCTCTGGAGCCGCCATCATCTTGGATATCGCATCCACGACTGGCAGCGCCTCCTCGACTGTGTTGCCCTTTTCGTCGCGATATTTCACGACAAACAGATCAACAAATTCGCCCTTAACCGGCTGGCCGTTCTGGGTCTTCGGCTCGCGTTTGTGTGTCGCGAGTAGCCTAGGCACGAGATCATGCACGGGATTGATCCACGAGTCGCCCGCCGCGCCAAGAATCTGCGTGGTCAACTGCTCGCGCAGGTGTGCTGCACGGGCGTCCTCCGCATCCTTGATCGCCTGGTCGCGCTCGCGTTTCAATTTCTCCATCTGCCCCGCGACCTCGGCAGCCGCATTGTCCTTCGCGGTCTTGAGTTCGCCCTCGACGCGCTCAAGGTCCGCCTTGGCCTGCTTCAGAAGCGACTCCAATTCGGGGCCACGCTGCGCTTGGGCTTCCAGCGCCTTGATCTGGTTCGTCAACTTCTCGCGGTCGCGCGCCAGCCGCTCCTTGACAACCTCGTCAACCTTGCTCTGTGGCAAGTAGCCGTCGAGCCTGATCTCCGTGTCGCCAACTTTGATCGGCGTGCCAGCGTCGTCCACGAGACGCCCTTGTTCGTCGAGTTTGAATGGCATGTCCTCGCTCCTCTCCGCGCGTTTAGGCTGCGCGTGCGCCGTGCCGGAGTTCAGGTGCTCCGTTCACCATCCGCTGTTTGCCGGTACAGCGTGAACCGTCTATCGCCTCGGCGTTCGAGGCCACGCGAGCGACAACGGGCCGCGCGCGTGTTTGTGTTGTTCACTGCGCGGCCGCTTTCCCTTCGGACTGCGCGAATTGCAGGATGTTCTTCGCCTCCTCGGTCCGCTGCGCCATCAGTTTTTTCAATTCATCCTCGATGTCGAAGTTCTCGGGCAGGTGGCCCGATTCCTTCATGAGCGTGAGGAGCGTTTCGTTCGTGAGTCGCCCGGCATCAGCGAGATCGCCGAGGGTCGCAAGCATTTGCGCCTCGACGATCCGGTCGTTGAAATCGCGCGAATACGTGATCTCGATGGACTCGGGATTCGCGCCGGTCCACAGCGCGGCCAGTTCCCAACAGCGCTTTTCCGCGCGCTCGAAGGACTGCGACTGCGTGCGAAGCCCGGACTTGAAGTCGCGCCGATATTCACGCTGCGTATCTGCGGCCTCGACGGTTGCACCATCGCGCTTGGCCTGCGCAAGCGCCAGCAAGCAAATCAATGATTCCGTTGAGGCAATCGACGTTCTCAGCGCGTCAAATGGTGCGCCGCTGGTCTCAAGATATTTGCATTCGACCGGGACACCCTGTGCCTGGCTGGAATCGATGTAGAGCCCGGCCTGCGCGTCAATGCGCTCGGGTTTTTTCGGCGCGATCACGACTGGAATCGGATGCGCCGCGAGATATTCAAACCAATCAAGATCGCTCTGCTTGTTGTACAGCAGCACGATCATGTCCAGCACACTCTTTGCCACTGGAAACCCAGCGAAATCGCTGTATGGCAATCCAAGAAACGGCACGAGCGGCACGGCACCTAGACCATGCTGGCCCTGCGCAATCAGGCGATACTGATTTGCTGCGAGCTTCTGGCCAACATCGGTCGTGTCGGTGTAGATGAACCATTCCGTGCGTGTCCAGACGCGCCAGCGGTTCTCGACCACAATGTCGGACCCGGCACTCTCGCGCGGTTTTTGTTGCGTGTCACGGATCACGGCCCACGAAAGTTCGCGGTTCTCGCCGACCTCCCAGTCGATCACGTTGTCGGCTGGTACCCACGAGAAGAACACGCGATGTCCCGCCGCCACCTCTGCGGCCTTGGAAACATAACCGCCCTCGGGAACCGGCGGCATATCGACCAAGACCCAGTAGGCACCAGACACCTGCGCTTCGCGCTGAATGTCCTCAAAGAACACCTGCGCCGACGTGCCCTTGCCGTCGATGTCGTCGAGCAATGGCTCGAGCTCGACAGGAACATTGCGCGATGCAGGTTTCTCGTTGATCACCGCTTGTCGCGCATGGACGATCTTCTCGACCCAGGGCGACAGCACGGCGCGCGCGAGTCGAACGGCATAATGCTCGCTCAACTCGTTTGCGCCCTTGAACAAGTACGTGGTCGTTTTGGCCTTCACGGCCGATGTGCCCGCATACAGGTCCTGCGAGCGCACGCGGTCTTCGCGCGTGGCTTTCCAATCCGGGTGCACGGTATCGAGATTCAGTGCCATCGGCCACAGACTGGGCACGTGTACCGCACGCCGTCAAGGGGGGCCGGTGACCTGCGCGCTGCACCGGCGCGCGTCTCAGAACACCCCGATGCCGCGCAGGGCGCCGTCATGGTACGTGACCTCGGCGCCCTCAGTGAGTTTGGTATAGCCGTTTACCACGGCGTCAATCTGGTCGTCGTGCGCGCCGCTGGGCCAGTCGCCCAGTTCGGCGAGAAATGCCTCATTCCATGGGCCGCGCAGGATGTGGAAGTTTCCCGCCTCGATCACGGGTTCCAGCACGAGCGACCGGACGAACTTGTCCCGACTGACGTGCACAGGCTCGACCCGTCGAACCCCATGCAACCGCTTCTTCAGCCAAGCCACGGCATCCTTGTAACCCGCCACGGCCTCGACGAGGATACGGACGCCCGGCCCGTCGTGCGCGGCGGTCGCCAGCATCTTCATGTCGCGCCGGGTCGTCTCGGCCTGCACGCGCACCATGTCGCTCAACCAAATCTCGTTCACGATGCCGCGCCGGATCACGCGGAGTTTCGCGCCGCACGTCCAATCGGGATCGCTCTTTGCGATCTGCTTTTCCGTGCTGGCTAGGTCCCACGACCGCACGTCCTCGCCCGGCGGGAACTCGTCGAGCGAGTCATGGACAACGACGCGATCAACGAGGAACCGGTTGCCGCCGCGACGGCGCGGAGAACAGTCCAGCAATCCCGACGCGCCATACAGGCCCAACGTGGCGCGTTGTGTCGCGTACCACTCGTCAGTGAATCGTTCGGGAAACAACGGGCCACCGTCATACAGGCCCTCGGCATCGCCCGCCGGAAACGCCAGCGTCTCGAAGCGCGGGAATTCCGGGTTGTTCATTTCGGCCTCTACACGCCCGAACACGTCATCGACGTGCCACGGCGTCGCCACCACAACAACGATGGATACCGGCGCGCGCCGTGTCATGAGATCGTTTGTGAAGGCGTGCCAAACTTTGTCGCGATATGTCGCGCTCTCGGCTTCCTCGCGCGACTTGCAGTAATCGTCCAGCACGATCAGGTGCCCGCCGTGGCCCGTGACCGCGCCGCCCAGGCCGGTCGCCGTGACCTCGCCAGTCGAGCCGCTCAAAGCCCACTTGTCATTCGCGCGTCGGTTCGGGTCGATCTCGATACCCGGGAACACGGCCCGGTAGTGCGGTGAATCGATGATGTGTCGCGCGCGTCGCGAGAAGCCCATGACCAGCGAGGCGCCGTAGCCCGACAGGATGACGTCCGGATGGTGCTCATGGCACCGGCCGAGAAAGTAGGGGGTGAACCCGCGCGACACGAGATCGGATTTGCCGTGACGGAACGGGACTTTAATGAGCAGGAACGTGCTGCGGCCGTCGAGGTAATCCTCGACCGCGCGCGTGAGTCGCTCGGCAATGGCGCGCGTGTGGCGGCCCACGAGGAACGGGTCATTCTTCCACCACACGGCGTGCATGAAGGCCAGATAATCGCGCCGTGCAGCGCGGCGCCGCAGTAGCTCCTGGGCCGCCCGTGTTGCCATCAACGAAGCGGGTGTCATGGCGCCGCGTTACCGGCCACCGTGTCAACGGCGGCCACTGGCGCCGCAGCGGCGATCTTGAGCAATTGTTCGTCGCTCAGATTTTCGATCTGTATCGGGCCACCACCGATGCCACCGTGCTCATGGCGTTCAACGAACAGCTTCAGATATTTGCCCAGCAGTTCGAGCGCAGGCCGCTTATCGTGCATCTCGACCTTCAGCGTGCGCGTGATGCTGCCGTCGCGTTCGGTAAACTCACGCGCCTCCAATTTTTTTACCGCGGCCCGGACCGAGGCAGGGATCAACTCGCTCGCGATGACGTTCATGCGTCCCGTATCGTCCCACGTCACCACGTCAGTGATTTGCGCGAACCCGATGCGCGCGAGTTCTGACAGGACGGAGACGGGCGAGACGTTCCAGAATTCAATGCTCTGCTGGCGCTCGCGCTCAATTGCGGCGCGGATGTCGGGACGCTTCATCATCTCGCATGCGCGCGTCTTCGCGGATGCGGCGGGAAATCCGGCGCGCCGCGCGGCCTCCGTCGCGTTCTGCGTCCACATGTATTCCTGAACGAACCGGCGCTCCAGTTCGATTCGGTACCGAGACGCTTGCGTCTTCGCCCGGCCCGGTTTTGGCCCCGGCTTCTTGCGCGGCTTCGTAGGCGGCGCGTCCGCGGGCGAGCGTGCGCAGGACCCGTTGATCTCGACCGTCTCGGTCTCCAGCGCTGTCGGCGTGTCGCGTGCCAGTTCGCGTTCGTTCGGGTGCGACTGCCGCCGCTTGTGTGGTTTCGTAATTCTCGGCATCAGCCAGAGTCTGGGCGCGCGTACCGCGCGGCGGCAAGACCCGGCTGGGAGCGCGGGCGTCCCTCGCGCTCTCCGGCGCGTCCGCATCACAGACGGTCTCGGGGTTTGGGAAGTCACGACGCGGGCGTCCCCGGATCTCGCCGCGCAACCGGGCACTGCACTGCCCGGCGAGCGCGTCCTCGACGGCGGCGCGCTCGGTCACGAACTCGCTAAACCCGGTGTACCGCCACTCGTCCTCGTAGCCCATGAGGTCGTCGATGCACTCGTGCAGCGCCAACTCCAACGCGGCGCACCGGAGTTCCGGCTCGACCCGGGCCGCATCGAGGGTCTCGACTACAAGTACATAGGCCGCGCGCACCCGTACATCCATGCAGATGCCGCGTTGCCGGGCGCGAGCGAGCCGCCGGGAGGTCAACGGGCGTCTTTTTTGTGTTTTTGGCCTTTTTGTGGTCATTGTGTGGTTTCTCCACGACATTTAGCATGTTTACTAAGAAATTTCGGGCTGATTCTTAGATGAGGCCTGTTTTTATTGGCATATCGCGCATTTCGGATGCGCGTGAGTGTCAAGAATTGCAAATTCTCGTTGCTAGAACGATCACCTTGCCGAAAAGTGCCTATATTGCCTAGAATGTAACCGTTGTAACCATGAGTGTAACCATGGATATATATATATTTCCTAGAATGTAACCATTGTAACCATGTAACCGGATCACAATACACATACGCGCGCGCAGGCACGTGCGCGCACGCGCGCGCGTGAGCCGCATAGTGTGTCTCTGTGGGGACGGTTACAACGGTTACGCTGTCTGTTTTTAATAGACACTTCAATAGCCCCAATGACTTACGAGGCAAGAGGGTGTAACCGTCAAGGTTTTCGTGGGTTACAGGCCCAATAAACACCCAACAAAATACCTGAGAAAATCCATTAAGCATACGATTTATTATACTTAACAAATGGCAACCAAGCCAAAGTTTAGCATGCTTAACAAGTTTGCCGGACAAACTCATGACCCGATCTCGCGTGTCTCGCCGACCCTCCGGCGGCCCTTTGCTCGCTCGATCAGCTGTTGCATCCGGTATCCCGCGCGCCACACGTCACTGAGAAAATCCAGAAAAAGTATTGCGGCTTGGTTGTGCGGGTGCGCGCGTCGCGCGACTTCGTTTTTGAAGTTCGGGTACCTGATGGCATCAATCTCGGCGTTCACGATGGCCCGGAATTTCTCGCGCCGCACAGTGACTCTGTATCGATAATCCGCCTCATCGAGGCAGACGATTGCGTGCGGTTCAAAGGGTTTCAGGTGCTCGCGAGCACGTGCCCTGACGATGATGTAATGCGGTTTGTCACGATGCTGTACAGCAGACCAGAGGCCCGAGGTGGTCACGATCCACATGCTGTTCTCCTTTCTATTTTGTGTCTGTTTGTGTCGGTTTGCACTTGTCTAGTGGTGGTGGGTGTGCTGGGGCTCGGCGTCGGGATGCCAGCAGGCCTGCCAGCGGGCCTGCTGAGCCGTTCTATGGTCGCGAGTGCGGCGTTGGCCTCGGCGTTGCCACGGTATCCGTCGCGGTAGTTGGTTAGCGCGGCGCGGGCGTGCTTGATGGCCAGCCGGGCACGTGCCCGGACATCCTGCAAGGCTTCGATTTCGCGCCGTGCTGCGTCGTGCTGGGCGCGCTCGATGAGGTAGATGGCCATGGCGGCCCGGGCGATGGCGGCGAGTTCCTGGGGTGTCTCACGTGGCTGCTCGGTGGTCCTGAATGGCGTCAGGTCGAGGCCCTCCGTATCCATGTCAATCACGCGCTGCAGGATTGCCTTGTAGTCCACGGTCTGCGGGTTGGCCTGCTCGATGGTTTGCGCGGTGGTGTCCTCGATGGCCGCGGTGGTGTCGGTGGCCGCGGTGGTCGCGGTGGTGTCGTGGTTTTCCATCAGAACATTTCCGAAAAATCAAGCACATTTCTGCATATTTTTGCACATTTCGGCAATTTCAAGAACTTTTCTTCCATAAAGTCAAT